CGTATGTAATGGTCCTTACTCTTTATAAAGATTTTGATTAATTTTTATAATGGCTGAATACAAAGGTAAAACAGTAACTCTTAACAAACCCAGGGCTATCCCAAAAGGTAGTCCTGGATACGGTAAAAAACGAAAAGAAGTTTTTGTTAAAAACTGTAGTAGCGAAAGCAGTAGAGTTAAAAGAATTACCTTTGGCGATAAAAAAATGGGTATGCACAAAGATACCGCATCAAGAAAAAAATCATATTGCGCTAGAAGTGGCGGAATAAAAAGTGATAGATGTAGCGCTAACTACTGGGCTAGAAGAGACTGGGATTGTTAGATGGCTAAATCAAAAACAAAAAAAGACGCTTGTTATCATAAGGTAAAAGCCAGATATGATGTATGGCCATCTGCATACGCAAGTGGCGCTTTAGTTAAATGCAGAGAAGTTGGTGCAGCTAACTGGGGCAATAAAAGTAAAGTTAAAAAGGCTTGCGGAGGCGAAGTAACCTTTGTTAACGCTAGAGGTTTTAGCAAAATGCTTCCAGGCAAACGCAAACAAACCAAATTAGGATAATGGCTAAAGAAACTTTAAACGATTGGTTTAATAAAAACGATGGAAAAGGTTGGGTTGATTGTAATACAGGAAAAACTTGCGGTAGAAAAAAAGGCGAAAAAAGAAAAAAATATCCAGCTTGCAGACCAACTATGGCTGAATGCAATGATAATAAAAATAAAAAAAAGGGACCAAAAGCAATTAGCTGGAAGGATGGCAGGGTCAAAAAGAAAAATGGTGGTTTTATAGCTAAAGGCTGTGGTAAAGTTATGAACAACCGTAGAAAAATAACTACAATGAGTTAGGAGAATATAATGTTTAAAAGAACTAAAATGTATGCTGCTGGTGGACCTGTAAAAGGTACTAAATATATGTCTAAAGGTGGTGCAGCAAAAGGAACTAAATATATGTCAATGGGAGGAGCTGCAAAAGGAACCAAGTATATGGCCAAAGGTGGTGCAGCAAAAGGAACTAAATATATGTCAAAAGGCGGCAAAGTTTAATTTGCACCTTACATGTCATATTTAATTTCTAACATACCGCAGTTTAAATGCTGGGTAAGAAAAGAATTTACAGCAAATCATAGTAATTATCATGGAGAGTATTTGCATGCTCTTGCTATAGCTGTAAATACATTACCAGATAGGTCTTTATCATTTCAAGTAGTTTTTACTGGCTGTGAAATAGACAATGAAGAAGATGCGCCAAACATTCATGGCGGCGCTATGTGGGCAAGAATGCCTATCCAAGCTTTAGTAGCAGATATTCCTTTAGAGGAATGGCCAACTCCTATGGAAGACCATTTAGCTCAACCTTGGGATTGTTTAAGTCACGAACATTCTGTTGTGGTTTTAGATAGAGTAAGTTCATCTCCCTGGCTTTGTAAAATAGGTGGAGAATTTCATACTGGTAAGTATTTATTTACTGTAGACTATACTGATAACTCAATAGCAGATGACCCTGCTCAACATAAGCAGTCACATGTGTTATATTTAACTGATGCTGGCGAGTATACTGGTAATTTTGTAGCTTTACCTAATAATAGAGTAAGAGCTACGAATCCTGCTTTATGGCGTGTAGGTGAAGGAGCGCCAGATTTTATGCCTTCACAATGGACACATTCAGCAGAACAACATGAGAGTTATATGGACCCAAACGTAACGTTTAACAATCTATATGCTCAAGAGGAAGATTAATTATGGCAACATCTAATAGTACAAATTTTGAACCAAACGTAACTGAGTTTGTTGAAGAGGCTTTTGAAAGATGTGGCCTTGAATTACGTACTGGTTATGATTTAGTAAGCGCAAAGCGTTCTATTAATCTTATGTTAGCTGAATGGGCTAATAGAGGTTTAAATCAATGGACTATAGAAGAAGCTACTCAAACTGTTACTAAAGACACTTTAAACTATACTTTAGATTCTAATGTAATAGATATATTAGATTGTAGCCTTAGAAGAACCGATGGCAGCGTAACGACTGATTTATCTATGGGAAGATTAAGTCGTAGTGAGTATCTAAATATACCAGTTAAAGCAACAACAGGTAGGCCTAGTCAATTCTTTTTAGACAAACAAAACGCAGCAGTTTTAAAAATATGGCCAGCTCCAGAAAACTCTACAGATATATTAGTATTTAATAAGCTAGTAAGAATGGATGATGCTGATACAGCTATCAATACTATGGATATGCCTTTTAGATTTTATCCTTGTTTCGCAGCTGGTTTAGCTTATTACATATCAGTAAAGAAGGCTCCAGAAAAGTCAGGTATGTTAAAACAAATGTATGAAGAAGAATTTGAAAGAGCTTCATCAACAGACGAGGATAGGGCTTCATTTAGAATTAGGCCTTATATCAGTTAATGGCTTACGCTTCAGCTAAATTTGCCAGAGCTTTATGTGATAGATGTGGTTTTGAATATAAATTATTAGATTTAAAAAAAGAATGGAATAATTTAAAAACTTGCCCAGAATGTTTTGAGACTAAACACCCTCAATTAGAACCTAAACCAGTAATATCTGACCCAGAAGCTTTATACGAACCTAGACCAAATAATGATGTAGAGGTTGGCGAAGGCTACATATTAAGTAATAATGATAATATAATTGGTAGTCCTATACCTGGTTATAGAATGACAGCATCTTTAGGAGAGGTTACAATTACAGTATGACTTATTCAGAACTAAGCACATTAATTCAAAACTATCTTAACAATGATGAATCTACTTTTGTTTCAACAATAGCTGATTTTGTAAAAAACGCAGAAGATAGAATATTTAATTTAGTTCAAGAAGATGTATTTCGTAAAAATGTTCAAGGTACAGTAACAGCAGGAAACAGATTTTTAACAGCTCCAAATGATTTTCTTCTTACTTTTTCGTTAGCAGTTATAGATTCAACAACAAACGATTATCATTTTTTATTAAAAAAACATCCAAGTTTTATGCAAGAATACACTCCAGATTTAAGTGATGTTTCTTTAAGGGGATTGCCAAAGTATTATGCAGACTATGATAAAGCATATTCAACATCCTCTAGCTCTGGTTCAACAATAGCACTAGCTCCAGTACCAGATGCAAACTACACAGTAGAATTACACTATTTATACAAACCAACAAGTTTAGTTTCAGATACATCAGGAACCTGGTTATCTGTTAATGCTAGAGATGCCTTACTATACGCATCTTTAATTGAGGGTCATACTTTTATGAAAGGTGAGCCAGATTTATTAGCAAATTATGAAAATAGATTCGCGCAAGAAATAGCAAGAATAAAAGAACGAGCCGAGGCAAGAGGTAGACGAGACGAATACCGATATGACTCACTCCGCTCGCAAGTAAGTTAACTTAAAAAAAGGAGATAGGTATGAATCCAATCAAGGAACTTGAAGGGAAAAATGTAGCCATTGTTGGCATGGGCAGGAGTTGGTTTGACTACTGCATGGCAAAATCACATGGCGCACAATTTGATGAAGTATGGGCAATTAACGCAGTTTCTGACGTTATATACCATGATAGAGTCTTTATGATGGACCCACCATCTAGGTTTTTAGATACAGATGATGCAGGAGGCCAAACTAATAGTATGGCTAAAGTATTAAAAGAACATCAAGGACCTATATATACATGTGAACTAGACGAAAGATGTCCTGGTCTGGTTGAATATCCAATTAATGAAGTATTAAAAGAATGGGGATGTCACTATCTTAACAATACCGTTGCTTATGCAATAGCCTTTGCTTTATACAATAAGATAGGACATTTACAAATGTTTGGCGTAGATTTTGGCTATAAAGGCAATTTATATTTTGCAGAAGCTGGAAGAGCCTGTACTGAATTTTGGTTAAGTAAATGTATGAGTGATGGAATGAAAGTAGAAGTAGCTCAGTCAAGTTACTTGCTTGATGCAGCAGTTCCAGCAGAAGAAAAGTTATATGGTTATCATCGTTTAGATGACCCTTTAATTGTTTTATCTGATGATGAAGGCAATCTGCAAAGTATGAATCGTAGTGAGGTTATAAAAAATCAAGAGCCAGAAAAAGAAAAAGAACCTGTTTTAATAGATAGAAATGACAGTCATCTAAAGAAAAATGAACCTGTAGAGCCAAACAAATGGTAATAAAAATTACTCCAGATGGATTACCTGAATTAGGTATGGTAGAAATTGCTACAACCCAGTACGGAGGCCATCCTCCAGAGTTTTGGGCAAAGCAACTAACAGAAAAAATAGTAGGAGTTTCAGACGATAATGAAGAACATGTTAAAGCTCAGGCAAGAGCCTACCAGGAACTAATATACAAAGTATGTTTGATATATATTAAAAATGCTTTAAAATCTTATAAGGCTACTTTAATTCAAGATTTATCTGGTCAAGGTAGCGAGGATTTAGCAAAAATAATTAAAGGTATTTAATATGGCAATAACATCTACTCTGACAACAAGCTTTAAAGTAGAGCTTTTAACTGGAACTCATAACTTTACTAATTCAAGTGGTAATAGTTTTAAACTGGCTTTATATACAAGTTCAGCGACTCTAGGAGCTACTACAACTGCTTTTACTACGACTGGACAAGCTAGTGGTACTAACTATACTTCAGGAGGTTCTGCGTTAACAAACGTAACGCCATCTGCTACAGGTACTACAGCAGTAACAGACTTTAATGACCTAACTTTTAGTACAGCTACAATTACAGCAAGAGGCTGTATGATTTACAACGATACAAACGGTGATAAGTCAGTAGCAACTATAGATTTTGGTGGAGATAAAACTTCTACCGCAGGTGATTTTACAGTAGTATTTCCAGCAAAAGCAGCGTCTACGGCAATTATACGTATAGCTTAAAATGCCTCAGTACCTAAACGGCTGGGGTCGAGGCACATTTGGTCAATTAGGTTTTGGTGAAGGCTCAATACCAGTCGAGCCAACTGCACCCGCTGCAGGTACAACTGGAACTCCCGTTGCGGCAGTTAATGCCCAAGCAATAGCTTCTGTAGGTGGTGTAACAGCTACTTTAGGTTCTCTAAGTGTAGTCATACAAGCTGAAGCAAACGTCACGCCAACAGGTGTTTTAGCAGCAAGTTTACTAGGAACAGCAGCCACAACATCAGTTAATAACATATCCGTTACTGGCTTAGCAGCAACATCAACTCTTGGAACGATAACTTTATCAACAGTTAATAATATATCTGTTACAGGATTTGAAAGCACTTCGGCACTTGGAACCACATCTTTAGTTACTAACAACAACATATCAGTATCAGGACTTGCAGCAACCACAGCAGTAGGAGCACCAACTTTTATTTTAGTTAATAACGTACATGTTGACGGTGTTGCAGCAACTGGAGCTGTTGGAACCTTAACTGTAAATGCTAAAGCAAATATAGTTCCAGAATTAAATGCTATGACAGGACTTGTTGGTGACGTACTGGTTTGGGGTCTTGTAGATGAAGAACAAACGCCATCATATTCACCAGTTGATGAAAGTCAGAGTCCGTCTTATACTACAGTAACAGATACACAATCTCCAGATTGGGATGAAGTTGCTGCATAAATACTATATAATTTTTACGAGGAATATAAATGGCAAGCACATACGTAAATAATCTCAGATTAAATGAGATGGCAACAGGTGACGGAGCAGGAACCTGGGGTACTACTACTAATACAAATTTAGAATTAATTGGAGAAGCTTTAGGTTACGGAACTGAAGCTATTACAACTAACGCTGATACTCACACATCTACTGTAGCTGACGGAAGTACAGATGCTGCAAGAGCGATGTATATAAAATATACAGGAACTTTAGATTCAGCTTGTACTATTACTATTGGCCCTAATACAATGAAAAGGGTTCAGTTTATAGAAAACGCTACATCAGGTTCGCAAAATATAATTATTTCTCAAGGCAGCGGAGCTAATATTACTATTCCTCCAGGAGACGTAAAAGTAGTTTACTTAGACGGAGCAGGAAGTGGAGCAGCAGTTGTTGACGCTTTTGCTAGTCTAAGCGTAGTAGATTTAAAAGTACAAGACGATTTAACCGTAACTGATGATATGACTGTTGGTGGTACTTTAGGCGTAACAGGCATAGTTACATTAACTGACGACCTTATTATTGGTGACGGTAAGACTATAGGTTCTGCCTCAGATGTAGATGCTATGACTATTGCTGCTAATGGTCAAATAACATTAACACAAACTCTTATTGGCACAGCCCTAGACATATCAGGCGATATAGACGTAGACGGAACAACTAACTTAGATGTCGTGGACATTGATGGTGCTTTGACTCAAGACGGTGGTGCTGTATTTAATGAAGCTAGTGCAGATGTAGACTTCCGAGTTGAGTCTAATGGCAACGCTAATATGCTGTTTGTTGATGGTGGTAATGATAAAGTTAGTATTGGTGGTACTTCTACAGATAACTTTGAATTTCATGTTCAAGGCACAAGCGGTAGCGGAGATAATACAAGATTTACTTATACTAATGCTGATGCTAATGGTTGTACATTATCAATTCAAAAAGTAACTTCTTCTCCAGCAGATAATGACATTATAGGTATATTGCAGTTTGATAGTGAAAATGATGCAGACGAAGCTGTTACTTATGCTCAAATAAGGTCTCTAATGACCGATGTATCTGATGGTTCAGAAGATGGAATATTAAGTTTTCACACTAGAGGAGCTGGTAGTTTTTCAGAAAGAATGCGTATTGATTCTTCAGGCAACGTTGGAATTGGAACCAGCTCATTTAACGCAACTTATGACCCAAGACTACAAGTTACATCTGCTGCC